TTTATTTTTCCTCCTAATCTGGTAATTCTTCTGTCATATCTTCTAAAAACTTCTGTATGTAATTTCTAACTCTTACCGGTACTGGTAAGCCACATAATGCTGCATTTTTTAAAATACTGACTGCCTCATATAATCCGTCCATAAGTGCAAAAAATTCTGACAATCCTAACTTTTCCACTCCCAGGAACTGTACATACTGTTGAGGTACAAGACTTAATACGTTAATGTGTGCTATCATATCAATTCCCATCAAAAAACAAATCGATATCAGCATCGCGACCTTTCTGATTGCTCCGTCAATTCCAACACAACTGTTGAATTTATGTTCTTTGATTGCTCTGCATGATCCTAAGACCGTATCTAGGCAGACTTCAATCATCACAATTCTGAAGAACATATTGTTGCTTAGTAACATAATAAATTCTTTCATCATTTAAATCTTCCTTTCTTCTTATTATATTTGTGCATAAAAATAGGACCTCTATGGGTCCTGCTCTGATTTCCATATTCTCTTTCATTCTATTCTTCTACCTCTGCATCCTGAATCTCATAAAACTTATTTGTGAACTCTGCAATATCTTTTCTGATCTGCACTTTGTTCGCTTTATAAAGATCGCGGTCCTGAATTGTCTGGTTTACATTATCGTTCCCTGCTCCGTCACTTGTTACATTTGCAGATAAATAAACCACCTGTTTATCTACATCCCCGTCTTTTACTGTAATTGTTCCTGTAAGTGTTGTGCTTTTCTTTGTTTCTAACATAGTTATGCTCCTTCCATTTTTGCATAAATATAGGCATCAGCGATTAAGCCAATGCCTGAGTTAATTGTTTTATTGTTTTTTCTGCCTGCAGTAATCTTGTCTGCAGATCATTGATGATTGCTTCTTGCATGTCGATTCGACCTGCTTGATATATTAAATTTTTTCTGGTCTTTTGGATCATAAATGTGTTTGCTCCGATCAATTCATCGTATGCTAATGTGTAAACTTCAATCATGTTTTTTTCACCATATGTTTTTTCAGCATATTCTGGATCTATATGATGCGTTGCACATATTCCAAATTGTTCGTTGTGAGATTTCCCATAATCGTTCAAAACACTATTTACATTCTGTGCCTTGAAACCTATGTGATAGGAAATGTCGGTGTCATCTTTGAATCTATACTTAATCGGTTCCAATTGCATATAACTTTTAATGAAATCATCGTCAAAATGTCGAAAATCTTTCTTGATTCTTTCGTCAGAGCTGTTACGGAACCCTTTTCTGGAGCTAACTCCTGATGTTTCTATATACATCATTCCAGAACCAGAATCTCCGTTTACATAAAACGCATGATATCCAGCATAATAATAAATATTGTTTGTGTTATTATAGCTACCACATGATATATATGCATCATTTCGATCTTGCCATGTGTAATGTCCTCCTGAAGCATTGTAAATCCAACCACCTGCAATAAAATCCGTTGCATATAAATTTCGATAACATTCAACACCATCAGAAACAGATTTTAAATAATAATCTCCGCCAATACCAAATTTAAACCATGTTGAGTAAATATTTGTATCATTCGCTGTACCTTGGACTGATAAGTGTCCATCAACAAGCCATGCAGTATCTCCTGCATCGCCAATATTACCAGTTTTTATATTTCCATAAATAGTTGCATTTTCAGCCACAAAACTTCCATCGTAACCAACTCTAAAAGGAGCAGAATTGCTATCTTCAGCACCAGCCCAGAAAGCCTGATTTCCACCAATACCAGATGCATTGCTTCCGCTGTTTGTCATCAGATATGTTTCCGTAATATCATAGCGACCAATGCTGCCTTCCGTAGCTGTAATCTGTCCACTAAACATACCAGTCGCACCCATCAAGTTTGCACCTGTTATTGTGCCTGTTGCGGTGATATCTTTGGCAAATATACTATTAACGTCGATTTTGTCTGCTGTAATGGAACCAGTGTAAATCTTGCCGCCATCAATCCATGTAGTATTAGTTGTCCAATTTGACACCAAACTAGCTTGTGGAAGATAGTCTTCAGGGGCAGGAGTCCAGTCTGTGGCTTTATTACCTTTCTCGACTTTAAAAGCTTTATATTGGATTGAACCACTTTTAATATAATCAGTTCTAAGATCACATGTCCAATAAGTATTTATATACATGTTTGAACTCATCGTAAAACTATACAAGAACTCAAATTCTCCATTACCAGATATTGCTTTATGTTCAGAAGGTGCAAAACCCCCATCATTCCATGCCGTAAAATTTCCAGACCCTTGTAACCAAATTCTTGCTGTTTGTCCAGACACAGGAACTATATCAGTGTATTTGATATATAAATGCGCTGTTACAACATCACCAATAGCGATACCCTTACACGTTACCTTACAGTCCCCAAAACAAGTATTTTCTGAACCATTAAATGAAGTGTAAGCAATAGAATAACTATTTGAAGTATTTAACGCCAAATTTCTACCACCAACCTCTAAACCATCGACTTTACTCTGTGCTACTTTTCCAATCTCGTTTTTGGCATCTGTATTTAAACCACTAAAAGTAACCAACCCATTCATATTAATAGCAGATGCTACTAATGTAGCGGTCCGATCAGTTAACTCAAAATCAGTTGAATTTGTACCAGATTTAACCAACCAATTGAATTTATCAGCAGTTTGACTAGCTATTGTTTCTGCAGCTGTAATCTGCTGATCTACATCTTCTGGTGCTTCAGTATAATCGGTTGCTTTGTTGCCATATTCAATTTTTACTTTTTTAAAATGTATTGAACCATTACTAACTAGTTGTAATGAAACACTCGTATATGCTACGGCGTCACTACTACCATAAGTTTTTTTAAGATCTCCCTCTGAAAAAGGAACTTGTACCCTAATCCATTTCCCATCAGATAAAGGTGCACTTAATTTACATTGTGTCCCGGATAATATATCTTGAGATTCGTACCAACCAATGCGACCGCCTCCGCTATTATACGTTTGCAATGCACAAATACATCCACGATCCAATTCAGAAACCTTGTCGCACATGAAATCAAACGATACAATAATTCCTCTATGCATTTCTTCAACTGGTATAAAAGCATGTGGGATAATTCTATTCCACTCTAAACCAGCCCCACTCCTGCTTATTGATACAACCGTAAACCCATCATCATCGATACTTTTTCTGTAATTACCATTTATATACCAGTAATCATCACCCGATGTGAAATCCTTACTACGCAATACTAAATTTCTTCCACCAATTTCTAAATTAGCAAGATTCGTTTCTGTACTAGAAACCCTTGCAGTCAAACCAGACAGACTTGTTTCAACTTTCGTGACTCTTTCCTGTGTTCCAGATAAATTTGATTTAACCTCAGATACAGTCTGAGTTGTTCCTGCTAAATTGGATTCAATCGTATTAGCTTTCGTTGTGACAGCTACAATTGAATCATTTTGACTATTCAGAATCGTTGTATGTTCGCCGATCGTGGTTTTCATGCTATCTACAGTATTTACAGTTGCGTTATATCTGCTTAGTAAAGCATCATAGTTTCCTTTGATTGTTGTATCTTCGCTGATCAAAGAAGATATCTGCCCCTGCATCGTACTGATACTTGTTGTATGTGATGTTGTGATCTCTGTAATATTGTCGATCTGAGATTGAGTATCTTCTGGTGCAGGTGTCCAATCGGTGGCTTTGTTTCCTTTTTCAATCTTATATCTTCGTGTTTTGCATTCTATTGCAGTAACTCTTATATACTTTGTATTGCTTTTCAGTTCTATAATAACGCTACTTTTTTGCCTTGGGTTATAACCAATAGTATTTATACAGTTTTTATCAGCATCATACTCACAATATCTTCCTGAATTATTTGTGTTTGTAAAATCTTCATATAGAGTAATTGTTATATATTTATTTCCTGAAACATCTATCCAATCACTAGTTTGATCTCCACCGCCAGAACTAATAAAACTTCCTTTACCATCTGTAGACAAATAGCCTTGTGTGATATTTTTTTGAACTAATAAATTCCTGCCACCAACCTCTATATTATCCACAGCACTATCAGCATAGCTCTTAGCACTGCTCAACGCACTGTTTGCCTGTTCTAAGGCATACTTCTGTGCATCGGATAACTTACCATCCGCATACAGCTTAGCCCTGCTTAGATTATCTGCTACTGTTGTTTCCATTTCATTAAACACGACATCTAACGTTTGGTTCTTATCGTTCATAACGATTGTAGAAGATTTCAGCTTCGTCGTAGAACCATTCACTTCCTTGATCACACTGTTAATATCCAGCTTCGAACCAGAAATATTTGCATCATCCGCTATAATACCATCTCGAATAATTTTTCTCTGAATCGTATTCTCTGTAGCTCCAAGTGCATCCCATATCAGATTTCCATTCTTATCCCAGACAGACATGCTGTAATCGTTTGAAGCATCTTTTCCGATCTGGACCCTGACACGGTTTGCATCAGAAATCTGAATGGTATTATCACTCCATTTTGACTTACCATCAGAACTATGTACCGTCAGATTTGTTGTATTGATGTCCATACCTGTGATCTTATCAAACGACAGATTCTCAATCATTGCATTTTTGATCATGCCGTTTTCAATCGTTGTGTTCTTACTATTTAATGTAAGCGATTGGATATTAGCAGATGTTAAGTTGCCATTTACAAGTGTATTCAGATTAGCGTAATTCCCTTCCAGTACGCTAATCTTTGCTGTTGCAGCGTTTAAATCCGTGATTGTCGCTTTTGTCGCTGTCAAGTTTTGAATGTTTGCATTAGCGGCTTTTAAGTCATTTGCTGTTGCAGTTTTGAATGTTGCATAATCGGATTGTAGATCGTCAATCTTTCCGGACTCTGCTTTTAGATTTGTGATCGTCGCATATGTAAGACTTGCATCGGTAGCTTTCAAATATCCAAATGTTCCAACTTTTGCTTCTAGTTCGGATGACTTTACAGTATTTGCTTCTAAGTTCTCTATCTTAGCATTTGCAGCATTTATATTCGTTGTTGTTGTTTCTTTGAAAGATGCTACATCTGATTTAAGATTTTCAAATTCTCCTGTCTTGAATTTCAAAACATCTCCAGACAGATTCTTGATCGTTGCATTTGTAGCTGTCAGATTATCCACCATGAGTTTTTTTACAAACGCTAATTCGTATTCAACTCGTTCTGCCATTTCGGTTATAGGACCTTTTGTGTCAGAATCATCTTCCTCGGCGGTATTTCCATAACTTGCAATTGTCTGCATCAATCCACCGTCATAACTTGTTATCAATGATATGATCGGTATTGTGAATTTCGTGCCATCATTTTTTACAGCGGTAACAATCTCTCCGATATCAAGTCTCATATCTCCGATAAATCTTAATGCTGCAGGTGTGAATACTAAGCCTTGGACAGTATTGTAAACACCGTCTAATATACTCTGTGTCATAACCGGATTTTGCATACTTATGCCGGTAGCTCCTGATCCAGATGAAAGTGTCTGATCTGAGTTATCACATATCAATCTTTTGATACTGAAACTTTCTTCTGTTTCTTGCAGATCGTTATAAAATATATTGCTTGGAATCTCGTAATCAATACCCTGATACCATCGAAACTCGATCATTCCAGTTCTTCCACATATAGCAAATTTGCCGAATAATCCTGCAATAAATCCGATGGTTTCTTTGTATGTATATCCATCAAAAGGATTTACATATGTTGTGATCACTTCGCTTTCCTCGGTTTCTTCGTTGTAATCGCCTTCCTCAATGATCGCTCTTTGATTGATCTGGATTCCTCGCTGTAATGTAGATGTATCAATCGCCACACCTGTCATCGTGCTGATTTCAGCCAATATATCTACTGCATCAACTGGATATCCTAATTTGGAATAATATGCCCCATTGCATCTGCTTGCTAATCTGTCATATGCGGTAAACGTAACCTTGTTGCTTTCAATCTTGGGATTCTGGATCGTATATAACCCCATCGGAATATATTCCATCTCTTCATCGACTTCCACGCCGATCTCCAAGCTGACTTCTTTTCCAGACAATGCAATTCCTTTATTCTCAATCGTTGCCTGAACATAGCTCGCCGCCGCACTCCCGATCGTTATTTCTTCCGCACCAGACGTTATTGTAAAATTCTTTACAGATTCTACTAATACTTTTTCATTCTCCAGAAGCCTTGTATTAAATTTTCTGTTTGACCCTGCTATTGCATCGCCAAATTTTTTACTTGCCTGATACATATAGCATCACCTCCGGCTTAGTCTTCGATCATAAACATCAGGTCTTCAATATCTGCAACAGATGGGATGTTATAGCGATCTGCATTTTCACATCGTTCAAGTTCTGCGAATGAAACTTTCATAATATCAATATCAGTATCCACTTCCTGCAGTTCTTTGATTTCTTCATTTACAATCTCTTTGCTTTCATCTGTCATTTCATACTGGTTTTCTTTCACGATCGGCTTATCGTCCTTATCTTTTTCTGCGTATCGTTCACAGATCTTAAGGCGGTTTTCATCATATTCTTCGATTGCTTTTCGGAATGCTTTCATATTTTTAGAAATTGCATATCCTAATTTTGCCGTGTAAACTTTGCTTGACTGTTTTACTAATCCTTCGTGGATTCTCATAATCTCTTTTAACTTCATTTCCATCTCTCCTATTTCTGCACAATCTGAACGCTCGCACTTTTATAATAATAAATACCATCTCCGATATACCCCAGATGTTCTTTTGTAAGAGTTCCGCGGTATACAGTGATGGTATGTGTTGTTCCCATGTCTCTAAATGTGATCGGAAAGAATCCTTTCACAAGATTATTTTTTATCTTCTTAACTTCGGACTCTGTGAGGACTCCCCACTTGATATCCAATGTCTTTTTCTCTGCAATTGCTTCTCCGATCATATCTCCTGATGATGATCGTTCGGTATTGGCACTCCAGATGATTTCGTCTGAAGTGCTTAGTTCAACCGGCTCTGGCAATGCAGTGTTTCCACATGTCAGTGTTGCCATTTTCCCTCCTAAATCAAGATCGGTCGTTTGCCGGCTCTGATATCTGCGTTATTGTTGTCATTTACGGTTTTGGTTATTTTCTTCCCATCCAGGTAAACATCTGTATCAATTAATTTGACCGCATTGATCAGTTCCATGAGCAGGCGGATAATTTGATCATCTTTACTGCTGCCACCAGATAATTCTGCTGCTTTCTTTGCCATGGCAATCATCTTATCTTCTGGAGCTACAACCTCGCCTTGGTGGCGGTTGTCTCCGATCATGGCAAGCTGTGGTGTGTTTTTCTTTACGTAGCCACCTTGTGCTAATTTAGGCACCCTACCTTTAATGTTTACTCCTGGTATTTTATTTATTACGCCAATTGCTCCATTTATGGTGCCAGCAATTCCATTCCATGCCGCTTTCAAAGGTCTAGTAAAAACGTCTTTAAACTTAGCTACTAACGTTGTGCTTGCTTTTGTTCTTAAATAATTCCACGCTTTTGATACCTTAGATATACCCTTTGAAGCCAAGTTTTTTATTTTAGCTTTTAATGTAACTGGTTTATCCTTTAATGAATTAAAAACATTCCTTACAGAATCAAAAGCCTTTGTCTTGATCGCAGTATATGTAGCAACTACTGTTTTCTTTATATCGCCAATTTTAGATATAATTCCACTCTTAACACCAGACCACCAATCTTTAGCGGTTTCCAGGGCACCTTTAACTTTCGCTTCAATACCTTCTACTTTTTCGGCTGCTTTTTGTTTTACACCAGACCACCAATCGCGTGCTGTGTCTAACGCACCTTGAACCTTAGCTGCAATATCCCCAATCTTCTCTTTTGCCTTTTCCTTAACATTGGACCACCAGTCTCTTGCAGTATCTAATGCTCCCTGAACCTTAGCTGCAACTCCAGCAACTTTTTCAGCTGCTTTCTGTTTCACGTCGGACCACCAGTCTTTCGCCGTGTCCAATGCTCCTTCAACTTTTGCAACCAACGTAGCTGCCTTGTCCTGAATGGAATCCCATCCTTCTTTCAGATTAGCGATCGCACCATCTGCCTTTTCTTTCGCTTCTGCTACCAGGGATGCAGCTTTATCTTTAACAGATTCCCAACTTTCTTTTAAAGATGCAAGTGCACCTTTAACTTTTTCTTTTACCTCAGCTTCCAGTTTGGCTTTTTTATCCTTAATACCTTCCCAAAGCTTTTTGAACGCTTTGATCGGATGAACATTTTTCTTTACCCATTTCAATAAATTTTTGAAACTTGTTACAATGCCTGATAAAAATTTGGCGAACTTGGATTTTTTAATCTTATCCCAATTCTTCCACAATAATAATCCAGCTGCGATTAGTCCACCAATCACCGCTACGGCAATTCCTACAGGGCCTGTTATCAACGAGAAAATCAGCTGAAGATTTTTAAATACGCTGATGATTGCTTTTAATGGTCCACCTAAGAATGTAACCACTTTTCTAAATGTGCCAAATGCCGTTGCAACTTTGGTTATGATTGGAATTACAGCTGTCACAAAAGAAACTAACTTAAATGCACCAAAGAAACTCGCTATCACAATTGCTATGTTTTGCACTGCGCCCTGGTGTTTATTGATCCAGTTTGCTAATCCATTCAATCCCTTAACTAGAAGATCTAAGAACCCAATGATTGCATCTCCTACAAAATTAGCAAGCGGTTTGAATAAGTGATCCCATGCCCACTGCCATAGCGGCTGCAATGCTTTGCATACTGCTGTCAGTACATTTAATGCTGCAGCTAATAATTCAATCAGTTTTGGGGCAAGTTTCTGCATCGTCCATTTTCCTAATGGCACCAACATGTTCTTCCAAATCCACTTGAAAGCACCTATTGCAACTTTGCTAAATGCACTAAAAGCTACTCTTAGCTTATCAATTGCTTTTCGTAGATTATCATAGCCTTTTCCAAGTTTCGTAGATTTTTCATCTTCTCCGCTTGGAAGAGAACCCATATCTACAGTACCGCCAGATGCTCCACTGCCTGCAGAACCTGTTCCAGATCCTGTATTTCCATTTGATCCAGATGTTCCTTTGGTTTCTGTCAGCTTATTAATCTGATCAAATCCCATCAGTCCAGAAATCTTCTTTGCTGTTTTTTTTGCAGTGTCTCCGACTTTTTTTGTGGATTTGTTCAGGTTGTTAGAAGCTCCTGTTGCCTTGTTTAAGCTATCTGATACTTTTCCGGCACTTGCCGCGGTCTTATCAAGACTTGCAGATGCCCCCGTGCTCTTCTTTCCCATGATCATTGCAGTAAATGACTTGAATGCGTTTGCAAGAGTCATCAGCTTTCCAAGAACGGTGTTGATCACTTTAACAATCGGCAAAAAGAGATTGATCAGCCCTTGTCCGATCGATGCTTTTAAGGAATCAAATTGCAATGACAGAATCCTGATCTGGTTCGCCCACTGATCAGAGGTCCTTGAAAAGTTCCCTGTCGCATTCTGTAGCTGTTGCTGTACAAATGCATATCTTAAGGCTACTTTCTCCTGTTCCGTCATGGCACTGGTCGTTTTACCGAATCCATTTGCCAGTGCGTACTGATCAAGAGCTGTCTGTGTCATTACGATTCCTAAATCTTTCAACGTCTCCGTTTCTCCGGAGAACACTGATTTCAGTTTTGTAAAAGCTTCATCCTGTGAAATGTTATAGAATGATGCCACATCTCCGGCAAGTCCAGTAAGAGCCGTACTCATCTTGTACGATTCTTTTTCAGAAAAGCCAAAGGCATTTGCCATTGCTCCGAATGTTCCGGTAAACTTCTTTGCCATCGTTTCAGAAAGTCCAAATGTACTTGCTGCATTTTGTGCAAATTCGTTTACCTTTTTGTTCATTGTTGGGAATACAACATCAACAACGTTCTGTACCTCTGTCAGATCTGATCCTAGCTCAATACAGTCTTTCGCAAAACTTGTTAATCCTTTTACAGCAAAAGCACCGGCAAGCATCTTTCCTGTTTTCTTTGCGAGGTTCTGTATTCCACCTAACTGCTTATTAAATTGCTGTTGATTAATTACCAGATCTAAACCGATCTGTCCTGCACTATCTGCACTATCTGCTGCCATACTTATCACCTACCTTGCTTTTTTCACAAAGTAGGCTGGCTTAGCTACTACAACGGTGCTTACCTATGCTCTTCCCTTTGCGGATCCATACTATATTTACCTGTTTGCATCGGGGACATTTAATTTCCCCTTTTACATATTCTGCAACCATCAATGTCTGGCCGCATTCTTTACATTTTATCTTTTCAATTTGTTATACCTCCTGCCATATCAATAAATGCCTGTTTCATCGTTTTCAAGAAATCACTCGTTTCTTTTTCTGTCTTTGTCTTAGCGGCTTTTCTTCTCCACTTGTTCCTTATTTCTTTTTGTTCTTGGGTAAACTCTTTGATCACTTCGTTGTCATCTTCTAATCGGATGGATACGATCCGTCCTAAGGATGTATCTGGCCCTATTCCACAAAGCAGCGCTTTGAACTCGTGCCATTGCATTTCCTTAAATTCTTTGGAATAGATTCTGATTCCATACTGCTCCGCGAACGAAGATACGATCAGGTCCCAATCTTCAAACAGATCATATCCAGGATCAACTACTCCCCCGATTCTTCTTCACCGTCGGTTCCAGAAATTAATGAAATTGCTTCCTGAACAACTACGGTATAATCATCAAATTTCAGATGAAGCTTTGCTAAGTCTTTCTGTGCTTTGTCTGTAAAGATCAGCTTGCAAAGTTTTGAGATCGTCCCCGGAGTCACATCGTCTTCTGCATCCCCTAGCTCTCCCATGACTTCGATCATAGTTGTCGCATCTGCGTTCACTTCATATTTCTTTCCGTTGATCACCAATGCCGGATTCTCTTCAAATTTCAGTTTATCTGTAATATCTACTACTTTTCCCATCCTATCTTCCTTTCAAAAAAAGGAGAGGTTTCCCTCTCCTAAACTCCTGGTGTTACTGTCGGTTTACCGTTGCTCTGCACTTCAAATTCCAGAGGTGCAACTGCTGTAGAATCTCCTGCTCCTACATTTGTCACATTGATAATTGCACTTGCAAACTTGACAACTGTTTTGTCCGGGAAAGTCCATTGAAAATCTTTTTCTACATTCCTTCCATTTTTCCATGCCAATCCTGCAACCGCATCATTTCCGGCATCTCCTACATTTCGTTTTGCTGTAACTGAGATCGTAACAGATTTTGCAGTCATTAATCTGCGTGTCCATCCTTCTGTATCAAATGGAGTCCATTCCTCCACACCGTTATCAAAGGATACTTCGAATGTTTCACAGTCCGCAATATCTTTCATTGCAGCGGTTGCCCCTGATGCTGCAGTGTCGATCTGAAACTGATTCTCATAGCAAGGATATACTCCGCTTTTAGCTGTTTCGCTCATCGTCTACCTTCCTTTCGTAATAAATGTCAAACCAAATGACACGTTCATAGATCCCTTTATCATCCGTTCCAACATCTACTGGTTCAGGAACCTGCATGGATAAGAAATCTACTTTTGTATCTTTGATCATAAATTGTTTCTGTGTTTCTAATATATCAAACAGTTCGGCTGCTGCCTGTTCTGTTTCTTTTGAATTGTTGTTCCAGTGGACTAAGACAGATATACTTTTCGTATCATATTTCTTATATCCACCTACTGCGTAACGTTTTGGAGCATAGGAACTTCGTTGATACACTCCAATGGATCTGTCTTTTTTGTTGTCTAACTTTCCTGTGTAATAGTGATCAGCTTCAAATACTGTTTTCAGCCAGTCTTTCACATCTGCTAACAAAATCATACGCCACTCTCCCTTCGGTACAGTTTCTTAAATGCTTTTTGTGCAAAATCCTGATACAGACCACCAGGAAGCCATGGATTAAACCATTCGCCACCTGCAAATGGATTTTCATAGGTCTGAAAATTGTATTCTGGATGGAAATACAATCTTCTGGCGTAACGTGTTGTAGACACGACCCTTGCACGTCCTGTTTTGCTGTAAGTATAATCTACAAATGTATTATCATTTTGCAGATTCCCTGTATCAAACGGCATAACCTGAGCTTGTACCACTTCGGTATGCAAAGCCTCTGCCGTCTTTTCCAGTGCTGTGACTTGTGCCTGCGACAGTTCACGAAGTCTGTGTGTATTAATCTTTATAATTGAATTACAACGAATCATCACATCAGCTCCAATCTGGTATAATTGACTGTTCCATCAGGGTTTCTTGCCTTTTCTCCACTTACGATCGCTCTCTCAACTCCAAAGACTGTTGCGACACCGCAACTGATCACTGATACATCTGGAGCAATATCTCCACAAAAAAGAGCAGATCCCGTAACCTGCACGATCTTCTGCTCATTTGTCATAACTCTTTTCGCTTTGTCCTGATAATTGCATTTGAAATCTGCATCGATCAGAGTGATCGGCTGCCCTTCCTCTCCAATCTCTTCACTATCAATCCGAATGTGGATATCCGTCTGACACATTGATTTTGGAATTAACTCTGGCCATTTCATCAGATCGCCCCCAATCTCCTGCAGCACAATCCTGTCTGTTCTAACATTGCATAATTGTCAGCTTTCATGATCACTCCATTCTGAACTGTCACATTCCATCCACCGGCATTGATTCCCATTGACACGCCATTGATCGAATAAGAACTTAAGACACTGTTGATCAGAGATTCATTTTCTGCTTCAAAATCTGCCTGTTTACAGACAACCAGACGGACCACATCTTTCTGAAATTCTGTCAGATTCTCAAATCCTCTTGCTACAATACGGTTAAATGTAAGCGTGTCAATGTGTCGGCTTGCGATATACAGTCTCTTTTCAAGATCATCCGTTGTGATCACGCCACTGGCTTTTTCATAATACTCCTGATCAGCATAAGAGATGAGTGCCATATGCACCACCTCCTAAACTTCGGTATATTCCGTAGTGTCTACATCAACGTAAACAGAATCAACCTTGCCATCTTTTCCATTTGGAAATACAAATACGTCAGATAATGTTCTGTTCTGATACAGATAACCATCACCTTCTGTGTGTGTTCCTGGGTCAAAGTAATAGATGGATGAAATCTTAGGAACTGTCTTACATGTCTGTCCGCATGCGATCAGCACATTGATCTTATGTGATCCTGTTACGGATTTACCTGTGTCTTTCTTCACTGGTGCAAATCCGCCTTCTTCAACTTCCCAGTTGAACTTATCATAGAAGCGTTCATCATCGATAACTTCCATAAGTGTTACGCCATCAATATCTGTGACTCGTGTTTCGATTCCCATACCGCCTTCTGCGATCTGAGTCATCTCAATCTTACGAGTAAATTCTGTAGACAGTTCTAACAGATCCATGATCGCAGATGATACATACATGATCAGTGATCCATTCGCTTTGTATCTACGAAGCTTCCCTGCTGCAAGGAATCCTTTTAACTTGCTGAATACATTTGCTTTTGTATAATCACTGGAAGCAGTTGAGCTGTGATATCCAGTCACTTTCTGAGCTGCCTGTGCTACTTTAGAGAAGAATAACGCATCTGTTTCTGGAACTACCTGAGTCTGTTCAAAGACTTTGGAAATATTCTGGATAGATGCTGTTGCGTTTGTCTCATCGACATCTGCTTTATCAACAAGGAATGATACATCTCTGTCGTGTTCCACTGTAAACGCAGTATCTGTCTGTGCATAAGTTCCTTTATTCCATCCGCCATTTCGACTATGGTTTTTGAATCCAGATACAGACATCTGTGTGAAGTGGAATGTTTTCGCATCCAACCATGTTACATTTGATGTTACGAATGGAGAAGTTAATGTTCCCTGCATTAAGATCTCCAGAAGTTCTTGCTCCCATACCTGTGCATAATTTAATGCCATTTTTTTACCTCCTAATTAAATCGGTTCCATCGTTTTGTTGGTACCGCTTTCTGCTGTGGTGTATTGCCACCAGTCTCTCCGCCATGCTGCTGACCGACTCCGATCTGACGGAATCCCGTCTGCTGCTGTTCCTGTGGTTTTAACTGTGGCACATCTTCCAATACTTTGTTTAATGCTTCTTTTAATTTTTCGGAATCAATCTTTCCATCCTGTACGACCTGTGACACGTCTGCCAGTTTTAACACGTAAGGCATTGTTTTTAAGTCAATCCCCAGTTCTCCAGATAACTTATAGGCATCACGCTCGATCATGGCTTTCTGTGCCATCTGCTGCGCGTTCTGTGCCTCGTTCTGGATTGCTTCGATGTTTGGTTCGTTTGCAGCTTTCTGCTGCTTAAATGCCTGCATCGCCTGCTCAGCTTCTTCCTGGCTAAGTCCCTGCTGTTTAAAATAGGCTTTTAATGCAGTGTTTTCTTTTGCTGCTAATGTTCCATCTAACATCTGCTGAATCTTATTGTAGTCAATCTGTGGCTGCGATGGATCAGTTGCCGGCGGAGTCTGATTTGCTCCTGGCTGTGGTGCAGGTTCTCCCTGTTCCCCTGTTGGTTCTGATCCTGGTTCCGCAAAAAACTGTAAATTCATGTTTAATTTCTTTTTCATTGCTGCTCCTTTCCATTTTGTGGGTGTCTCCCAATTATCCATTGTCTTCGGTGTCACCGCCCACGCATCTTTTACCCTCTTATCGTGTTTGGAGCATAAAAATAAGACGTCTTAACGGAACGTCTGCTACCGAGATTTATGGATCACCTCTTACTTTCTTGCCTTTGTGCTTCTTTTTGGTTTTTCTTCTTCCTCAGTTGCTTCCTGAGTTTCTGGTTCTTCTTCTGCTGGTTCAATGATCTCTTCTGCTACACCTGCCGCGATCAATACCTGACCTCTTTCTTCTGTAACATCGAACTCATCTCCAACGTGTTTTTCAAAACCAAGTTCTCTGTCGTGATAATTGTAAGTTACTCTTACTTTCATTGCTGGTCCTCCTTTCCTTAAAAATGGGTATAAAAATACCACCAACCATTTCTGATCAGTGGTACTAAATACGTCCTTCTTTTTTTAATTGTTCAATCTCTTCCTGTGTTAATTTGATTGGTTTTGTCGGCTCTGAAATTCTATCTTTATATGCCTGATAAGATTCTTTTTGTTCCTTTGTCATTTTCATACAATCACCTGCAATTCTATTTCGTTTTCTTTCTTTGATATTACCTTGAATAAACTATCTTTGTCAAGTAATAGCTCTCTTTGTTTTGGATATTTACTAAGTTTTTCTATATACGCACATTTACTGCCTTTCGGTGCATAAATTGTAACCTTATATTTCTTATCTAGCGCAGCTTTCTTTACTACTGAAGTACTGATAAACTGTTTTTCTTTAAATATATCACCGTCTGTTAAATCTGAATATAAATCTAAATCCACATTTCGATAACAAATTACATCGTGCCTTAATTCATTCTTTTGTATAGCTACAGACAATGTTCTCGCATATTCTGTAAGAACTGTATCTTCTGGTCTGTCGCCTCTAAGCATTCCATTCAATCGTTCAAAAAATCGATCGGGTTTTCTGTCACCAGAATTATATGTATATTTTTCGATTGCGTGTTTTTCTTTTCCTGACAGGCTTTCAATCCAACTCGCAGATTCCTTTCTCAAAACATCGACAACTCTATTTTGTGGAAGCGCCATAAAATTAGCAAGAGGTCTCTTTGATTCAGCATATTCCTGACTACTTTTGTTCCCTGTCCGCATTCGTACATGTTTCCATTGTTCTTGTCTTGCAGCATATAGTTTTTTATTCATTAGATCTAAGGAATAATTGGCTAACCTTCCAAACTTCTCTTCTTGCCTCTGAGCATACTGTTGTTTCTGATCATCCTTATAATCATCTTCAACCTGTTTAATCTCTTCCTTTGAAAACTTATCGTCTGGCGGTGTACTGATTCCAGGGAAGTATGTTGTGTGACTGTCTTTGCAGTTTGGATGATAAAGTCCTGCTGCCATTGCAGAACTCATCAATGGATAACTTCCATCCTCACTGCTTCCACCACTCCACACATCGTCGATCAGAATCTTTCCAACAAACGGCAGGCACTTTGGGCACGGATTTCCTCGCTTATTCATGATTACAAGATGACAACCCCATTCCTTGCGTTTTTCGCCCTCTCCAGTAAGATAAGCTCTCTTACTTGCTGTTCGAATTGCCATGCCTGCGTATTCCTCAATCCTATGCATTGATCCATTCTTATACTGGATACATTGGATGCCTGCTGCAAGAAAATCCTTTGTTGCCATGTCTACGGCTTTCTCATAGGTACCAACTCCACTGTTTGCATATACCTGTGCATTGAATATCGTCTTTCGATACTGGTCATTGGCACGTCTTAGCATTGCTGTTTCTGCATTGTCCATATCAGAGACTGTTGCATCGATCAGTGCATTCATCTTACGATCATTAATCTGGAAGAATGAACCATCAATATCTCCCTGTCCTCTACTGGCACTTTTACCAATAGATTCTAAGATCTGTGCTTCCTGATCTAAATATCCACGTTTTCTTGATTCGCTGATCAGTGCAGGAATACTTGAATTGATTTCTCCAAATTGATCCTTGTATCTCTCTTTGTTTCGCTTCTTATATTCTTCCAAAGCTTTCAGCTGTTCTGCCTGCCACATTCCCCATTCAAAACCTTCTTTTGTTTCTTCTGCCCTGTGACGGTCCATGTTTCGGATCATGGATGCGATCAGTTCATCTTCTATTCTTTTCAGTGCTTCTTGAATATCGTACTCATTCATCGTTCACCCGTGTTGTAATACACTTTATACCCACGTTTCTTAAACTCTCTTTTCATCTCTTTGAGTTTTGACATGCTGCTGCACCTGTCCTTTCTCATCTCGATGATTCCGTTTTTCTCAATCGCATAAATACCGAACGGAACGTGATCACTCATCTGCCTTAGGAACTTTTTCGTCTCCTGTCGGCTCATTCGATACGAGTGGTTCATTATTGTTACTACCATCTGTTACTCCTATCTGAAAATCTCCTGCTGCCATATTGACCGCCGGATCTTCTACTTCCATGATTCCTTGTTCTGCTTTCAGCCTTGCGACCTCTTGTTTCTTCCATTCATCATCTCTGGAATCTCCATACAACTCGTCCACACAAGCTTCAATACTCATGACTCCCTGTGTTTTTCCTTTTCCAACAGTTTCAACCTGAGATTCAAAACTTGGATTGGCATATTCTCCAAACGTTACGTCTACCTCGACATCATCATTACTGCTCTGTCCATTTAGTTCACGATATGCTTTGATGCTGACTTTGATCAGACTTTGTAAATCTTCCTGCAATGCGCCTACGATCGCATTTCTGCTGTAGAGTGTCGCTTTCTCTTTTTCTCTCTGTGCATCTGCGTTATCCAGTTTCTTCACATCAATCCCTAACGTTGATGGACTGATCAGACCTTGCAAGCATAAATCCAATGCTGTGATGTATGCCGATAAGTAGCTTTCGTGCGGAATCTCTGGTTGTTGCAATACAATCTCATTCTTTGCACCTTCGTGCATATCGGAATCTGTTTTGATGTATCGATTATCAAATGGATTCACTGGCAATGTTGCTCCTGTTTCTGGATTTCTTGGAATGAAACATTCTGGAATATACTCTTTGCTTCTTCCAGCCCGAAGTGCATCCATCCATTGACTGAACGCTTCGTCAAAGGCATCGAACGCATCAATCTTACGATCAAAGATACTCTGCCCTCTGCTATCCCATTTTCCAGATTCAAAGAACATAAGCGGTACAGCGAGCATATATTCGCCACGTTGCTTGACTTCTCCATCTTTGCCTTCCTGGTATGTTGAGAATGCCAAATTCTGCAAGTTTCTTGTTTCATCCAGTGCATCAAGTGGCACTTCCTTATCACCGCAGGTCAGTTTATATTTGATATATCCATAGCCGTAATACTCATGCAGGATATACTCTCTTCTTTTATGGTCATAAACCGTTTTAAACTCAATCTCTGTGATCCTGCCACGGTTATTCTTAACCTCAAGTCGTTCTCCAGGGTAGTACTCAATGATCGGATACTGTGAAAGACTTGTATCAAATGTGACCTTAAAAGCTCCATCTCCGATGTATAGAGTTTCTTTCGTTGCTTTCTCCAGTCGCTTCTTGATCTTGTTCTCTTTCGCAATCTCATCCCATATATCCTGATCCTGTTTATTCTTGAAATCAAAATCATTCAGACTAGCAAGAGTCACACTTGTGAGCATATCCACGATCAGTGATGGAAGTCCTGTATGAATCTTATTGATCTCCATTCCTGGACTGCACTCCGCTGCCCAGAAACTCTGCCGGCTTGTATTGATAACAAGTTGTCGGTACAGTTGTTCCAGTTCGTTGCTGTCCCCTCTGTACCAGATACGGTTTTTAATTGCATTTGCTTCGTAGTCCAATGTTTCGGTTATGTTGATTCTTGAGGGATTCGCCGGCTGTACATTTAACCAACTGCGAATCCCTCCTTTTACTTTTTCCATGATATTATCCACCCATTTCATCTTTGTCTCCTATTTGCATCTTGTATGGCAGCCATGCATACTGACTGGCATTGATCGTATGGTCATTTCTATCCTCTGGTTCATTGTTCTTATCTTCTTTCCAACTGTATCGTTCAAGTTCTGAGATATGGTTAACACAATGTTCCAGAACTAAATAGGCATCCTGTTGCAGCCATGAGATCTGTAACAGGATTCTGTCTATAATCGTTGTTTTCTTATATGCCGGAATGAAATTATGCGCACTGCCATGCAGACGTTTGTGTTTGTTTAACTCTGTGATCGTTGCCTGATCGGCAGAATCTATGAATACGTCTCTTGCGAATCCCCATTCTTTCCTGTTTGTTTCCAGGAAGTCTACAAAGTTTCGCACCGTATCTGATGGTGCTAGTGGGATTGTCAGATCTGCATTACTGTAAATCTTTTCATCTACTGTGATCACTCTGCGATCTTTTGTGATGATCTGGTAAATCATGGCGATCGTATCTTCCGATTCAGAAGAATAAGAAGTATCCAGACCTGCTGTGATAGTTTTTGTCTTGATCTTTCCATCTTTGAGCTGTTGTTTTAACCAGGCTTTGGTTTTAACATGACGTTTCCGATCAAAATTTGAAAAGACAAGACCTGTTGCTTTTCCTCTGAGTCCCTCAATCTTGTTCTTCCAGATCTTCGTCCCTTTTGGAGTATTTGCAATGATCTTGTCTAGTTTTTCTTTTGGTAATCCCAAATTATGAACAAAAGAAAAGAACCAATGGACCCAGTTAGGTTTTGGTTCTTCTTTTAATTCATCTTTTATTTCTTTTGGAGTTTCCTGTTCCCACTCCGGTAATGGTCTGGAACAATTTATGTATTCTTTGTAGATTGGCAGTGCTGGATCATCAGGATTCAGTGTTGCCATCAGGTAATCACAACGCATTGCTGATTCTCGTACAAAGTCAATATCTGCTGTGTTGATCTCGTCAATGTACAGACAGCCATACTGACCACCTAATGCCTTTTGCCACTTCTGTTTATCTCCATATCCAAGTACGTAAATTACCTTATCGCCTTTGCTTGTGTGATACAGAAGATGTGGAATCTTATCGTCTTTGGTTCCGTTTCCATGATATTCAACAAGTTGTCCAAAATCATCAATGATGCCTAGATCTTTGTTGATGATATTCTTTTCTGCAGTACCGGTATCTTTCGCTGCAAGGATATGCAGTTTCTTTGGAGATTCTGCTACCTTAAGCATGAACTTGAAAAGACCTACTGTCGTTTTACCTGCTGCCGTTGTGCCTTCCAGGAACTCTACTGGTGCATCGCATCTGATAAATGCTTTGTACTTTTCTGACAGTAGCAGGCGTTCATTACTCATTTACCCACCTCGCATCTGATTGATCAGATCATCGAGTTTGGATTTTTCTTCTTCCAGACCAGATACTTCCACACGGTCTTTGAACATTCCAAGATGTCTTCCTAACAATTCTAACGCTTTTCCTTTATCATTCAGCTTAATTTCTACGCCGTTACGTCCTTCTTTGATTCCTGCGATCGCTCTTACCATCATGTCGGATAAATCCGCGGTATTTTTTATGATTACCTGTCCGTCCCGGACCTCTGCATAATCTGTAGCTTTCGCAAATGCAATTGCCGCCAGTTCTTTTACTACCTGATCTTGTGTTACCTCTGTACGCTCTTGACGTTCTTGCATTCGTTCCTCAATATATTTTTTAACGTTAGCATATGTTAGCAATCTGCTGCCATTCGCTCTTGCTGTTTCATCTTTTTTGATTGATGGATAAGCTGTTTTGTAAGCCCGAGTGGCATTCAAATCAATCAGATATTCATCACAAAATCTTTTCTGTTTATCTGTCATTCAGGCTCACTCCTTTCTTTCGTATCGTTCTCTTTATTTACTACTCTTTACTGTAAATGGAACAATGGATTCTGGAATATAATTCACTTCATACTTGTACTTATTAACCTTTGCCCCTCCAAGATCTTCGATCACATACATGCTGTCTTGATTCATGCCAATGATATGTTTCTTATATGTTCCATCTTCTGTCTCTACAATAAGTTTTACTTTCTTGCTGCTGTCTGTTTCTAACGAAAATGCTCCAACTAGTTCAAATTCTACTTTGTCGGTTCTTGTATTGATCACCGCAAATCTGCGTAATACATTAAAATTATCTGCTTCCTGCGATACATTACTAGATACTTTATCTGCCTCTGTGCATGCAGTTAATGTTCCGCCAATAATCGCCAATCCTAACAATGCTACTAGAAATTTCTTTTTCATGTTAATATCTCCTTATTCTACAAACATCCAATCTTCTGCCAATAGATCTGTCTGCGATGCTAACCATGGAACCAAAGTATGATCTGCTGCCTTCATAACAATAAATTCTTGCAAATCATTGATGTCTTTTCCTGTGTACTGCTTGTACATCTGGCAGCCTACTTTTGGAGATTTGAATAAATACATACCTTTTCCATTCCAGCCTTTTCTTGTCACCTTTTTCCCCTTTTTCATTGCTTCAATTGCAAATCCAAATGGCATTGTATCACATTTTATATAATCGACTTTGAACATTTCTTTTGGCAACCACCGCACATATCCGTTCTCATATTCCATCAAGTAACCCTCGTCCGTTGGATCTTCATCTGCAGGAACTTTCCATCCTCTATAATCGTTATAATCACCTTTTGTCATCGGTTCTGCTTTAATAATTTTAGTTCCAATATACTGTTTCATTCGTTACCATCCTTTCTAAATTTAGGTACAAAAAAGCACCCCCGAAAAGAGGTGCTACCTTCAAATGTTTTTTTATACACATTCACATTCTTTTTCCTTTAAAGATTAGTTACAAAATCATGTGGAATCATTACATATTTATTTTCATTTTGAGCTTTCATAACACCAATAAAATTTAATTTCGTCTTCGAAGTGACTTTAATTCTCACTGGAAACTCTGGTGTAGTTGCACGATTCACGGTAATTGCCAATGCATTAAAGTTTAAAGGTCCTGCATGCACGGCATTTTTATTAAAACCTGTCATCGTCATATTATCAGTTTCACAATTCCATGTAATATCATTTTCTTCATTCGAAATTACAATTGCATATCTTGATATGGGTTCCATATAAGTTTGTGCATAAATTAATATTTCTGCTTCTGTATCACTGCATTTTACGTGTGCTTTGATATTTTCATATGTTGTGGCTGTTCCTTGATAAGTATTCACACCTTTAATTACATCTATCATTTGCCTTAATACTACATCGAAGCCATTCTGATATACATCTAAATAAAGCGTTTGCGTTAATAACGTTGGCATTTCGCTCTTATCCAGTCTTACTGGAATAAATTTTACATCTTCATTGCTAGCTTTCATAATTGCATTTTGCCATTCTAATCTCACCATATTACTCTGCAAACTATTTTCTGATACAAAGAAAAAGAAATACTTTGTATTTTTTAACCCCATTTCCATCTTGTCAATAATTCCGTCTCCGGGTTGAATTGACCAGCTATCATAAAAAACGTTGTCTCTTCCAAATACCTCTGCAAGTTTATTGGCAAATGGTTCTACTATTCCTTTATCTTTCGAATTATGACTTAAAAATATCATTAATTATCTTCTCCTTTCAACAAATTACCTAAACTTATTTTCATAATATCTCATTTTTTAATATTACGCAACGAAAAAGACACCAAGCATCACCAGGTGTCTTTTTCTAGGTTTTTGTTAGATTGGAGAGGAACAATTATATATTTGTTCATCAATTCCAGCTTATATGCTATCACTTTTTATCCGGACATTGTTGGACATTTTCAAAATATCTTTGAATTTTTTTACGGATATTTTCATCAGTGTACTTGATTCGACGTTTTGGGAATATTTGATTCATCCGATCAGCAACTTTCAGATATGATAAGCCATCCAGAAAATATAATCGAAAAATAATCCGTAGTTCACTTTTTTCTATTGTTTCTATGTATTCGTCCACCTGCATTGTTAACTTCAGAAGCTCATTCTCTTTTTCTAACAGCATCGCTTTTCGTTTATTGAGTAATAATCTCTTTCGGCTTAACTCTGGTACCGGCATACCTTCCACCACAAAATGTTGTATTCCACCCATACCACCGCTTACTGTGTCTTTTACAGTTCCTTCTTCTGCAATCTTCCAGATCTGCTTTTCAGTCTCTGTGATTCTTCTCCTTAAATCTTTAATTTCTTCTTTCATGTCACAATATTGGATCAGTACATTCTTGTCCACGTTCTCCCCTCCTATTATCTGCTGCCTTATTTGATTTCATTATTTTCTTAACCTGATTGCCACAAATGCCCATGCAGATTACTCTGCACAGGCTTTGCATTGATTTACCATATTTTTCTACCACTCTTTTGTTTCATCAAATTTCTCTTATAGAATTTTCCTTTGGTAGATGAATAATATCTGTCTTTATCTTCTTTCTTTTTCTGTCTTATTGCCTGCATGCTTAACTTCCATGCGACAAATTGTGTACATTTTCTTCTACACTCAATCCTCTTTTCTCTTTCTTTCCCAGAATTGCACTTAAGACATGGACAATCTCTATATGCCATTACGTATCACTCCTTTTATTCAAACCTTCCTGCACTTGATCCTTATCGATGCCATGTTATCCCTTTTTTGACTTTTTTCTTTCTTCTTTGTCTAGCCTCTCTTTCAACTTCATCGATCACATCATATCGATATTTACTATCCCAGTATTCTATCAACTGTCGGCTGATTCCTGTTTCTCTCGCCATCGACTCACAGGTAATTCCGTCATAGATCATATTTTTTACGATACTTTTTTTGTATTCCTCACTATATTTTTTACGATCTACCTTAGGTACTTCCTCATCTTTGTACTGTGCTACCCATCTTTTTAATGTTCCAACACCAATTTCTGCTTTATCTGCAAACTCTTTTCGTGACATTCCTGATGCTATAAGAGCTCTTACAATTCCTCTTTTAAAATCTTCTGTGTATTGCATAGTTTTGTTTTCAGACAGCTTAGTTCTCTACCTGAACCAATACATTATCCGTGATCATTGTTCTGTTTCTTTTTTGCCTGATCGTATAATTCATTGTGATTCTTTTTTGGGTTTTGTGATTTGAAAAATAATTGTAAAAACTAAATCTAGTATCGTTAAAAAAATTTACATTTAAAAGAATCTGAAAAAATATGTTTGTGATTGTTTTACTTGTTAATAGTTACTAAAGAATCTTAATCAGGCAGAGAACTGAGCTGTCTGTTCTCCTTTCCGCCTGCTGCCTTTTCGGCAGTAGGCTAATAGATCTTTGTTTCTTATGCGTTTTAATAGTTACTTGTGGTATATAAAATCAGCATTGCTGATTGTGCACGTTATTTGGTAACATTTCTTATAGTTTTACTATTCAACGGTTTTTTTAATTCCTCTGCTGATTTATAAATATCTCTTACCATCTTTTCGATCGTATACAATTTCAATCCATAAGATTGTAAGTCAATGACTGCCTTTGTTAATTCTTCCATGTCTTTCTCTCCTTTCTCGCTTATATATCAGCCAATGCTAATATGCAATAACCTTCTTTTAATCCTGCGAATCCTTCCAGAATATAGGTGATCTCCTTTTCAATCACTCTTCCTGTTGGTTCTCCATTGTCCATTTCTCTGTATTCGATTACATCGCCTAATTGATATTCTCGATCGTTCTTCTGTAGATCAAACGGCTTTCTGCCTGTTTGTATGTCATTAAAGAACATCTTAGCCAATTTGAGTTTATGCCTGTGATCATCCATAACTGTTTCCGGTACTTCTACCTTATTTGTCTGCTCAATTTCAACTTTCAAATCTTCTGGAAGATATTCTGGAAAATCTTTTTCAATGCTTGTTTGGCCAATAACTTGTTCTTCTTGTTGCGATGTCGCAACTGGCATAGATTCTGCTTTTGTCGGCTTTTTCTCTACTTTTTTTGGTTCTGGTTTGACTTCTTCCTCTATCTCTCCGTATGTAGCTTTCCATGGATCTGCTGCCCCTAAATCAAATGCCTGATCATATTCATTTAAGATTTCGTTCCAAGTTAGCTCCTGCACTCCGGATACTCCCATTGTGCGGACTGTGATCTTTTCATCTTCGAACTTGATCGCCAGAACTCCTTTTTTCATTAACCGATATCCTTCAGGAATAACTGCTGCCTTGATATCGTCAATGCACTTTGCGTTAGCAATCTCGATCAACTCTTTTCTTCGATCATATGATGCATATTCTTTTCTTAGGACCTCTTGAAACTTTGTCAGAACTTCATTCTCATCTGCTGCCTTTTCCATTCTCTTGATTTCTCGAATGTCTTTTATGCTTGTCTGATCTGTTACAAGTACATAGTCTTCTGGATCCATCGTTAACATTTCAGATAGTCGGCTTTTCCCTAAACCAATGAACTCTTCTCTTAATTCTAGGCTATTCCCACCAACACTGTATTTATCGTTGATCGCCATGAATCGGCTTGTTGGAGATTTTGTTAATCCAAGTTCTTTTTCTGCAAATTCAAAGATTGTGTTATATCCATCCTGTCTGTATGCCTCTGTGTCTCTGATCTGCTTTAATCTATAGCCGATTGCTACAAAGCTCTCTGCCAGGTGGTTAAGTCTTCTTTTGATGTCCTCTTTGATACTGATATATTCGTTTAGTGTGATCTGATGATATTCTTCCATTATGCTGCCTTTCTTACTCTCTTAATCAATGCGTTGTGAAATTGTCTCACAAGCTGATCTATTTCTTTCGGTACTGGATTATCGTGCAGATTATTGTATGCTCCACGATACTGTATAATTTCTAAGTTTCTAACTTCCATTGTGTAGTAACTGGTATCTTCTTCTCCCTGTTTCCTGATAAACAGAATGTCTGTTTCTCCTTCAGCTACTTTTTCTGTGTAAGTTCCTACGCAATGGTGTAAGTTTCGTCCTTCTTCTACGATCTCTTTTAGAGACTTTGGAACTATGATTTTATATTTGCTCGTCTCATAGCTGTACAATGCTTTCAGCTCTTGAATTCTTTGCTGATATTTCTTTTCTCTTATATTGTCTCCTTGAATCTTCATAATCTTTGTCAGATCATCATGCCTATCTTTTAATTTTCCTGGAAACAACACCGCTTTATCCTTCATGTTATAGCCTAAGTCTTGTGCCATTTTCAAATAGTCCAACCATATCCCTGCATCATTCCCTTTTCGTGTGTAATTTGCTATCTTCTTGATCGTTGTGAACGTTCTTAATGCTATCAGGTGATGCCCTGCGTTTGACAAGGCGATAATTTCATCGTCTGTCAGTTTTCCGTCAGGATCGTTTTGTAACACTCTAATCTCGTCTCTTCCAAGATCATAATCTCTTGCTTTTCTCATATTTGCTTTCGTAAGTCCTAAAACTTCGTTAAGCTTTGTGCCAACATTTAAAAATCTGTCATAGCTCCATAATTGTCTTGTCAGTTTCCGCATGTTCGCTTTAATTACAAGTTCTAACTGTGGGTGCTGCATATAATTTTCAATGATTACTTCATACTGTTCCTGTTTGCCCTTCCAGGATGCAACGACATCGATGCCGCTATGTTCTAGCCATGTATCCTTGATTATTTGTTTCAAATTCTTTGGATAGATCCTTGCCTTTCCTACATTCATTGATCCTGTATCATACCAGTAGACTTCTTCTCTTTGGCCTTTTGCAAGTTCATTAAACAACTTGTAATTTTCTTCTATGAACCAAATAAAACGATCTGCTATTCTTACACTTTCTTTATTTTCTGCAAACGACTTTTTCTCTACCAAGCTTTCTATTGCGGCGATTCCAATGTTTGTTTTTTGGAATCTTACCACTTTGATAGTATCTTCAATATACGATTGTAGTCCTGCTGCCTTATATATGATCCTCTTTCTGCAGCTTGGGCAAATTCCTCTTTTGTTGTGTGCTATCTTTTGTTTCCTGCGGTCTAGTTTTACCTTTTGTCCACACTTTCCACAGAATCCTGTTGATTCCTTGTAAAACAGATATGATTCCATTTGCTTTTCTGCCCATTGCCTTAAGCCTTTTGTAATCGGTCTGATTTCTTCCGATTTTTCTTTGATCTTCTGTATTCGTTTTTCATGACGCTTTTCTGATTTTTCACTATTGATCCTTTCTTCAATTGCGTTGATCTGTCTGTTTGGTTCTGTTTCTTCCCAACACCAATTCTTTCTTTTGTTTCGTTTGTAAAACTTTGTTAACTCTTTTTCCTCTTTCTTACTCAATTCAAATTCTACTTTAAATTGGTCATCGCTGTACTTCCACCAGCTTTCTAAACATTTTGTATTCCACCCAACACCTTCAATGTAATTTGCGTATTCATGTTCCCTTAAGCAGATTCTTGCATTGATATTATTTGTCTTTCCGTCAATCCATTTCCCATCGATTATGAAGCAGTCGCCTAATCTATGAATCTTTTTCTTTTCGAAGAACGGTATCTTTTCTATTGTTTTCTTTTTCATGCTCTGGCACCTTCTTTGTAATATCTTCCAACAATCTCAAACACGTCTTTATCTCTCATAACTACACAATTGCTTCCAGATTTCTTTCTTTTTCTTGCTTCATTCTCTGCTGCCTTGTATGCATCTGTTAACTTCTTTCCTTTGTTTCGGATTGCGATCGCTAAATCTTGATCTTTCTCTGCTTCAACTTTTAAGAAATTGGCAATAGATTCCAAATACCCATTCTGCCCTTTTGCTTCCTTCACTTCCATGTCCAGCTTTCCGACTGCTGCCATTAGCTGATCGGTTACAAAATCAATCTCTCCATCGCTGGTCTTTCCCACATTGACGGTATATCCCCGGCGGCAAAGTTCCAGATACACGATGTTTTCAAGGCTGGAAGCCCCGCTGTCCGCGTTATAAC